CCTGAACAATGGGTTGCTCATCTTGGTTATAAGGTTGAGGGCAACGAACTTGTGTGTAAGTTGCCTCGTCCTGAGGGTGATTTTACTCCCATTGGTAAGTCTTTGTATCCAATTATTGGTTCATCAAAGACTCAATTAAGACCTTCTTTGATTCATGATGAGGTTGTTGAGCACTCTACAATTCCCTGCATTCTGGGACCTGTTTTTGTCGATGGACAAAGGATTGATCCCATGATGCAAGGTTTGAAGAAGTGCGCCGAACCATCTACAGCCTTAAATCAATCATATCTCATGGCTGCTGTCTCTGATGTGCGGATGAATTTCCCGGATGATGTGGAGAGACAAAGAGTTCTGAGTGACTATGAAATGGTCGCTGGTGTTGAGGGTGATGACTTCATGGTTGCTATAGCTCGTTCAACTTCACCCGGATATCCCTTTAGGAAAGAAGCCAAGGGGCCCGGAAAGACTGATTGGCTTGGTTCAGATGAAGAGTATACTCTCAGGCCCGACCTCAAGGAACTGATTGACAAGAGAATTGAGATGGCTAGGAATAATGAGAGGATGCCCACTATTTGGACCGATACCTTGAAGGATGAGCGAAGGCCTATTAAAAAGGTTATGTCCGGAAAAACGAGAGTCTTTTCGGCAGGACCTATGGATTATTGTTTGGCCTTTCGGAAGTACTTCTTAGGATTCGCCGGACATTGTGCTGCCAGACGGAACTTTAATGAAATCTCGGTTGGAACCAATGTTTACTCTCAAGATTGGGATGTCATTGCTAATATTCTCTCCTCGAAAGGGAAAAGAGTTATTGCTGGTGACTTTAGCAATTTTGATGGCACTTTGAATGCTGAGATTTTGTGGTCCATCTGTGATATCATCAACGATTGGTACAATGATGGGGAGGAGAACAAGAGAATTCGAAGAGTGCTCTGGTGTGAGATTGTGAATTCCGTGCATGTGTGTGGATCTACAATCTATCACTGGACCCATTCCCAACCCTCTGGTAATCCTCTTACGGCCATTTTGAATTCGATGTATAATTCCATTGCTTGTCGATATGTTTGGCTTTTGTTGACTGCCAATAGGCCTCAGGATAATTCCATGAGATCTTTTCGTAACCATGTAACGATGGTGGCTTATGGAGACGACAATGTCCTAAATATTTCGGACTATGCTACGGAATTCTACAATCAGGTCTTAATGAGTGAGGCTTTCGCAACTTTTGGAATGACTTACACTGATGAATCTAAGAGTGGAGAAATGCTTCCCTACAGATCTCTTGTTGAAGTTAAATACCTCAAAAGAGGTTTTGTTTATAATGATGATCTGTTAAAGTGGGAAGCTCCCCTGGATTTGGATTCTGTCCTGGAAATTCCAAACTGGACTAGGAACACTATGGACATCATTGAAGCCACTACCTTGAATATTGAAGTAGCCTGTACAGAGTTGTCTTTACATGCTGAGCATATCTTCAATTATTGGAGTGGAAGATTTCGCCGTGCTGCTCTCAAGCATGGTTTGCGCCCTACCATTCTCACTTACAGTGAGTACAAACTCTCTGAGATGGAGAAGTATGGTGCAATAGTCGGAAAGACAGATTGAGAGACGCTCACGCAATGGGGCTTCGTTTGATTGACGTATGAATGATGCAGCAAATCCTGAATGTATGAGTTAGAGTGGAGAGGCCAACGTGCTTCTATAGTTGAATGTGTGCCACTATAAATAAAGGCTATTCTTCCGTCACTTTTACACGCCTGTTTGATTCGATATGCGTGGTTAGTAAATTAGTTGAATCGCTTCAATGAATAATGAAATTAATGTCTCTTCCCATGAGGTAGGACAAAATCAACAAGAACAGGTTACCGTTTTTCAGGATCCTGTTCAAGAAGCAATGTATGAGAAACCCATGATTGCCCAGCCATCAGACTGGATTAAAATTGCAGATGATGATACTACTTCTGACATCAAGAAGTTCCTTGCTCGTCCAATCCCCTTTAAGATTGGAGAGTTTTCTTCCTCTGATGTTGATGATGTTGAATTAGGTACTTTTCCTAATATCATTT